GGTTGCCGAGGTCATCGACTACATCGAGCGTGTCTTCGGTGACGAGTCGGGCGCGCAGATCGAGCAGAACGACATCCTCATGTTCATCAACAACGCGATCGACGAGATCAACACGGCGAATCGCATCCTGAAGGAGTCGGTCAGCTTTCCCGCCATTTCGGGGGTGTCGGTCTACACCTTCCCCGAGCGCCGCATCCTTCAGGTCGAAGCACTCCTGTTCAACGGCAGGCTGGTGCGCAACGTCTCTTACGCGCATGCGCTGGAGAATTTCATCGGGATCGCCCCCACCGATGGGACCACCGACACGAGCGTTCCGCTGTACTGGTGGGAGTGGTCCGGGAAGTTCACTTTCTGGCCGGTCCCGGGAGACGGGACGATCCAGCTCGACTACACCGTCCGGCATCAGCCGATCACGACCGACACGGAGGCGCTGCTGCCCCTGCCAGACAAGTACTACACCGACGTGCTCGCGGGCGTGCTGCGACAGGCCTATGACCTCGACGAGCAGCCCGAGCTGTCGGGTGTCCAGAACGACCGGTTGCTCGCCTCGCTGAGCAGGAAGGCCGAGGAAGAGCGCTCGGCCCAGAAGATGTACTACGAAGTCATCACGCTGATCGACGATTGAGGGGGTGGAGACAATTCCGGGCGAGCCGATCCAAGTTGGACCCTTCCGAGGGGGCCTGAACACGTTCAGCGACGAGTCGGCCATCGCGGACAACGAACTCGTCGTGTGCGACAACTTCGACCCCGATGTCGATGGGTCGCTGAAGTCGCGCCCGCCGGTCATCGAAATCGGCGACGCGATGCCTCTCGACACGACCGGCAACCCGAAGCTCGTCGCCAGCATCCGATCCAGTGGCGGCGACACGCTCCTCATCGCGTCGGACGGGTCGAGCAACACCTACTACTTCGACGGCTCCGACTGGAACCTCATCACGAACACCTTCGCCGCCTCAGCCGCCACCGAGTACAACGGGCTCGTCTGGATTGTGTCGCCGCCCAGCTCCGCAGCGCCGGGGGGATATTGGAGCGTCGGCGGAGGATTCGTGACCGACGCCAACATGCCGCACGGCGGCGACATCGTGGAGTTCAAGAGCCGTCTCTGGGTCGTGCGTGGTAAGGATGCCACGACCGAGGGGACCCGGCTGTTCTTCTCGGCCGTGCTCGGCGTGACCCCGTTCTGGCCGGTAGCCCCGAACTTCATCGAGGTCGGGCTCGGTGACGGTGAGAACATCGTGGCCATCTCGGTGTACTTCAATGTGCTCCTGCTCTGGCGCACCGCCTCGATCTTTCGGTTCACGTACACCACCGATCCGGCGAACGGTGACGTGGCTGTCATCGTGCCCGGGATCGGACTGGAGAGCAGGGAGTCGCTGGCCAACTACGAGGCCTACTTCTACTTCATGTACGAGGGGCGGGCCTACGAGTTCATCAACAATCGGGCCGCCCAGATCAACCAGCTCGTGTCGTTCGGTCCCGGAGCGACGAGCGGGATCGCAGAGCCGTTCTCCGTGTCGATCGTCGCCCAGCGCGTCATCTTCCAGTGGTACACCACGAGCTACGTATTTCACCTCCGCACGAAGACGTGGACGACATGGACCACCACCGCGTTCGGCTCGTTCGGTCGGTGGCTGGCTCGGCCGATGGTGGATGGCGTGGAGGAATCCGTGTGCTTCAGTTCGACGAGCGTCCCGCTCGGGCCGAGTCGGGAGACCACGCTCCTGTCGATGTTCAACACCTTCACCGAGCGCACCGAGACCATCCTTTCGGCCATGCAGACGAAGAACTACGACTACGAAAGCTCGACGCTGGTGAAGCGTCTCTTCTTCTGGGCGGTGTCGGCGGCGTGGAATGGCACCCTGAAGGCCACGCAGGGCGCGCTCAATTTCACCCAGCACCCGACATGGGGACAGATTCTCCTCGATCACACATGGGGGTCGCTCCGCGCGGCGAGCACGTGGGGCGGGTTGTCCAGTGACCGCAGGCTGCACATCACGGAGCGGCCGTCGACCGGCTCGGGACCGCTGCGCAAGGAAGCGAAGGTCGGCCACCGCGCGAAGTTCAAGCGCATCAACTACCGTGTCGAGGTAGAAAATGACGGGTCCTCGACAACGGCTCCGGTACGCTTGTTCTACCTCACGACCTACGTGCGTGCAGGGCAAGTCATCTCGAAGGATGTGAGCTGATGGTCGGACTCAACGCCAAGCGCGGCACGCTTTCGACGCCCCCGACGCAAAAAAGTGCTGGGGGCGGTTTTCAGGCTTATGCTGCTGGGAACAAGGCCTATGGCGGGGGTCGCCCTGCCCCGAACGTCGGGATGACGGCGAACATGGCAGGATACGGACGGCGCGACGGAGCAATGCAGGCTCGTCGGCAGGCCTTCCTCGACCGAGCGAAGAGGTTCAGCTAATGCCCACTGCCGACAGCTATGCACGCCTGAGGAAGACCCCCACTGTATTCAGTGGAATCGGGTCTCAGGGTAGGAACTCCTACGTCTCCACCCCAGCCGCCACGTCCACTGCTCCGATCAACAACACCCCGAGCTACACCACTCCGATCGGTGGCGGCGGAGACTATGGCGGAGGCGGAAGTTACGGCGGTGGTGGCGGAGGCGGCTACGCTGCTCCGGCAGCTCCCCCACCCCCGAGCAAGGAAGATTGGATCGGCAGCGACGCTGGGTACAAGGCCCAGCGTGACGCGCTCGCGAAGGCACTGGCCGACTACCAGACCAACTACGACGCTGAAATCGGCCAGTACGACGTGGACTACGGGAAGGGCATCCGCAACCTCGGCTGGGATGCTGAGAAGCTCGATGACCCGATGACCAAGGAGAACGAGGGCGTCGGTGTGTGGAACACCACCGACACGACACGCAGCTCGGGCCGGTCCTACCAGAACCAGCTCAACGACTTCGCCTCCCGAAACCTGCTCCAGTCGACGCTGTACGCACAGGCGGTGTCGGACCTGATGCGTTCGCTCGACGAGCAGCTCGGGAACGTCAACACCTCCCGGTCGAACTTCCGCAACGACAAGAGCCGGGCACGCACCGCCTACCAGACCGACAACGAAAGCCAGAAGAACCTCGCCTACGCGGACGCCGCTTCGCGCTACTCCTCCTTGTTCGGAGTGTGACAACGTGCCTCAGAAGCGCCTTCGGGTAAGCAGCTCGCGCATCGGCCGGGAGGACGACACTTCTCAGTCGAAGCAGCGCGCACCGTTCGACTTCCGACGCCCGTCCGGGCAGACCCCCGGTGAGGGTGTCGGCGGCATGCTCGAAGGCCTGCTCGGCGGTGCCAGCGACCTCGGTCGGGGCGCGATGAACTTCGGGTCGGACTTCGGCGACTTCCTGTTCTCCCGTCCGGGCCGGACCAAGGTCGGCTCGCAGGTGTTCGGTAGCGACCGCTCGGGCGGCGGCAACGACCCGATCAGCCGAGACCAGAAGCTCCGTGAGCAGGCTCGACACGCGCAGCGTGGACGCGCGCAGCAGGATCAGGTGTACGAGAACCGTCGCCTGATGGGCGAGCAGATGGGCCAGCAGCCGCAGGACTTCCGCAGCTTCGCCGACTACCTCCGGCAGGCCGAGGAGATGCTTGGCGGCGGGGGCGTGAACTACGACCCTCAGCGCAACGCGCTCCGCACGAACGCCGGGCAGGCCAATGACATCATCGGCTCGATCTACGCCTCGCTCCAACAGCAGTTCGCCGACTCTGCTCCGCAGATTGCACAGCGTTATGCACAGTCTGGGGAGAACATCGACCTGAACACGGCGCAGGCGGCCAACTCGGTGAACTCCTCGAATGACGCCATCCGCAACGCGCAGACTCAGCAGCTTCAGGCTCTCGGCATCCAAGACGCCATCGCCAACGTCGCGCCTCAGCAGGCGGCCGATCAGGCGAACGCACTTCAGTCGATCCAGCAGACCGGCCAGATCGCCGGGAACGCGAACACCGGCTACGGCTCGTCCGCAGCGACCTACAACGAAGAGAACAAGGGCACGGCTGGCATGGAGGGCGCATCCAAGCGAGCGCTGCTTCAGGCGAACCTGCTCTCCGCCCTCGCCGATGTAGATGCACGTGAGCAGGAGGACAACGCCTCGCTCTCGTCCCAGCGACAGAACAGCGCCCTGTCGGTGGCACAGCTCCTCATGGAGGAAGACCCTGAAGGCGCGTCTGCTGCTGCTGCGCAGTCTCGTGCAGCCAACGAGGCTGCGCAGCAACAGTTCGAGAACGAACTTTCGGTTCGAGAGTTTGACGCCAAGTACAACAAGCCGAAGTCGTCGGGGCTCGGACTCCAGCAGGTACTCGACCTGATCGCTCAGCAGAGCGGCGGATCGCTCGACAACATGGACCCGAAGAATCTCGCTGCATTGGTGAACGCCTACAGCCGCTTCGCATAGAGGAGATGAGATGGCCCAACCGCCTCCCAACTTCTCGGAGCTGCTGGCCAAGGTGCAGGGTTCCCGCCCCCGTGTCGCCTCTCCTCGTCGTACCCAGCCGCTTGCCAACCCCGGGATCGCGTTCAAGGACGCCGGAGCCAGCGGACAGGACCCGATCTCATGGATTCTGGACATCGCCAGCCGCCCCCTGTACGCGGTGACGAACCGGGTCAACGCGATCAATCAGTCGTTCACCCCGGAGAAGATCGAGAAGCTTCAACGCGCTGCCCGCACAGGTGACACCGGGGGTGTGATCGGGCAGGCGCTTGAAGCGCTGGGCAATCAGGTGACCGCTCCGGCACGAGGTTTCTTCGGTACCGATCCCAGCGATAAGCGCTACACCAGCCAGCTCATCGAGGAGACCACCGACACGATGGGCCGGGTGCAGAGCGCCGCCCCGGGTGCGCCGCAGTACGAAGACGTGGAGAACAATGTCAATCCGGTCCTGAAGGGCGTGCTCGGCTTCGCCGGAGATGTGGCGTTCGACCCTCTGACCTACGTCCCCGGTGCGGCCATCGCTGGCGGGATCAACAAGATCGCACAGCTCGTCAAGAAAGGGAGCAGGGCTGTCGAGCCGATTGTCGACGCTGCGAGCGGTGCGGCGAAGGCGATCGAGCCCGAAATCGCCCCCGGGTTCGCTGACTTCCAGCAGCAGATACAGCGTTCGACCGAAACCATGGGTGATCGGACGCCCCCTCCGGCCCTTGACGGCCT